ATATTATAGATAACGATGGGGTGTTTCTGACTGATTGGGTGGCACCAGTGGCAGCGCACAGTAAAGGCTGGGTATTTGTCTGGACAACTTGGCGGGTTTTGGACAAATGGAAACCAATAGTTGAACAGTTTGGAGATATTACAAATATGGTTGTGTGGCACAAAGGTGGAGGGGGAATAGGTGATCTCAAAAAAACATTTTCTACTGATTATGAGGTGGCGATAGTGTGTAACCGAGGTGCAGAACTAAAAGGAAAAAGAATCGGTAGTGTTTGGAAATTAAAAAAAGACTTTGCAGGCGACTATCTTCATCCAACGCAAAAACCAGTTGAATTAGCTTCAGAGGCAATAGAAAAAACTACGGAACATGGTGAAAGTGTAGTAGATGTATTCGGAGGAAGCGGAAGCACATTGATAGCAGCAGAGAAGCTAAACAGAAAATGCTACATGATGGAGCTAGACCCTAAATACATAGATGTGATTATTAAAAGATGGGAAGACTATACAGGACAAACAGCAGTAAAACTATAATATGCCGACACCAAACGGGAAAATAACGGAAGAACACCGAGACCAACTTGGTAGGTTCAAAGAAGGGAATCCTGGTGGTGGTAGACCAAAAGGTTCAGTATCTTTCAAAACTAAGTGGGAGAAATTCATTACTAAGATAGCTGAAAAGAATGAACTACTACCCGAAGATATCGACGAGCAACTCCTAGCTGTAGCATATAAGAAAGCAAAAGCAGGAGATTATCAATTTTACAGAGATATCCATGATAGAGTACACGGGAAGCCACAACAGGATATAGAGCTGGGTGGTGAAGTAAAGGTGCAAATAACTGGAATTAACATGGTTCAGCCAGATGAGGGCAAAACAAAACAAGTATGATAAAACAATGCTACTGTGGGGATGAGTTTGTGACTTATCCAAGTAAGATCAAGATCGGCAGAGGAAAGTATTGCAGTAAAGAATGCTGCTTGGCGGTCACAAATCATATTTTAGAAGAGAACGGCAGGGCGACTAGATTTCCCATAGGGCAAACACCACATAACTATCAAGGTTACACCACCACTCAATCAAGACCTGGTTCACCAAGATATATACAGATTTATGCGCCAGAGCATCCTAACGGTAACAAAGATGGATATGTGCGGGAACACAGGCTAATAATGGAAGATATCCTAGGTAGATACTTATTAGAAGATGAGATTGTCCACCACATAGATGAGAATGGGCTAAACAACTGCCCAAGCAATTTACAGGTAATGACGGCCTCGGAACACACAACACATCATTTACTTATTAGACACAACAGTTAAAAGAGATAGCCCCCACCTATGGAGATAACTATTCGTCCCACAAAAAAACAATTTGCAGCGTGGGAAGCCCTAAAGGGTCACGATGAAGTTTTCTTTGGTGGGGGCGCCTAGCTGGAGGTGGCAAGAGCTGGTGGCTTTGTGAGACGAGACTTGTAAACGCATATCTCTATCCGGGGTATAAAAGTTTTATTGGTAGAGAAGAATTAAAACGATTGATGCAAAGCACGTACGTTACATGGCAAAAGGTTTGTGCTTTTCACAAGATACCGCTAGACCATTGGAAGCTAAACGGCCAGTATAACTATATTGATTTTATCAATGGCAGTAGAATAGATTTGCTTGATCTCAAATTCCAGCCGTCTGATCCCTTGTATGAGCGTTATGGTTCACTCGAATATACAGATGGTGCTATCGAAGAAGCTGGTGAGGTGAATGCTTTGGGCAAGGATGTACTCGGTTCTCGTATTGGTAGACATTTAAACAAAGAGTTTAATATACGGCCCACAATGGCTATTACGGGCAACCCTAAGAAGAACTGGACGTATCAAGACTATTACAAGCCATTCAAGGAAGGAACTTTGTCAAAAAACATTGCATTTATTCAAAGTTTATATAGCGATAACCCGCATACGGCTGAGAGTTATAAAAAACAATTGGCACAGATTAAGGACAAGAGTACGAAAGAGCGATTGATGTTTGGAAATTGGGAGTATGACGACGATCCAGCGACAATGCTACCGTACGATTCAATAATAGATTTGTTTACAAACCCAATAGAGGAGCACGGGCCACCATATTTGACAATAGATGTTGCTAGGTATGGACGAGATAAAAGCGTGATAATGTTGTGGAAAGGTCTATCAGTCATGAAGCTCTGGACGTTCGCCAAGCTGGGGATAGATCAGTTAGCTGAGAAGGTGCGGAATATATCAATCGAAGAGCATGTACCATATTCGAGGATAATAGCTGATGATGATGGCGTTGGTGGTGGTCTGGTAGACGTTCTAAGGGGCATAAAAGGCTTTGTGAACAACAGTAAGCCGATAGGTGGTGAAAACTATCAAAACCTAAAAACACAGTGCTATTACGAGCTTGCAAAGCAGATCAAAAACCATGCAATAGCAATACGAAATATTACAGGACTTAATAGACAGCAGCTTGTGGAGGAGCTTGAACAGCTAAAAACAAAGGACTCGGACAAGGATGGCAGACTCAAGATTGTACCAAAAGAAATGTTGAAAGAATTGTTAGGCAGAAGTCCCGACCTATCCGATGCCATGATGATGCGTATGTGGTACGAACTAAAGCAAACAAGTGGTGCAGTCAAAAGAATCAAAGCAAAAGTTTATAACTATTAGCAAAAGGGACAGCCACATAGGATATGGCAAGACAAATCACACCCGCTAAAGTGGGCACAAAAGAAGACAAGCCAAAATCTGCATACAATCCAGGTAAAATTGTTCGTAAGCGTATAGCTCAAATACAGCGAGATAACGAGGTCGCTCAAACTATTATGAGTTCAACATACGAAGAGTTTGGATCGTATGGCAGCACCAACAATGGCAACTTTGACCTTATAAACAGGATGAACGCTAATCAAAAGATGTTCAATCAATACCGTCCGTCTAAGTCACAAGACCCAGACTTGCAATGGCATTCAAATGCCCTTAAACCTATTGTCCGTAATAAGGTTATTTCTATTGTTTCACACATAACAACTAACATCCTGTATCCAGATGTTGTAGCCCAGAACGAAGACTCTGTTGAAGACAAGGACATGGCTGATGTAATGAAGGATGCTGTTATATGGGCCTGTGAACAGTCAAAGTACGAAGACATGTTCATTCAAGCTGTCCAAGACTTATGCGTTAATCCGGCGGTGATTCTTTACCAAGATTATGCCGAGGCTACACGGACTATCAAAGAGAATGTAAATGAAAAAATAGAGTTAAAAGAAATAGTGGATGAGCTATATTCTGGGTTTATTTCGTCAATCATTCCACTAGATGAGCTGTTTATAGGAAATATCTACGAACCTAACATCCAAAAGCAGCCGTTCCTTATCCGGAGAAGGATCATAGACTTTGTATCGGCACAGCGTAAGTACGGTGATAAGGACGATTTTAAGAAGTTCGTACGTCCTGGTGTAAAAACATATTTTAATGAAGATGAAGACCTTTTTTATGACGATTACGACGATCAGCAAGAGGATCGTTTGGTAGAAGAAGTTATTTACTACAACAGATTTGCAGACCTTGAGCTGGTGTTTGTAAACGGAATACTACTCACTCATTCAGACGAAGGAATGCGACGTAAAGACAAACAATATCCTTTCGCTAAATCTGTATACGAAACATACAATTCAAGGTTCTTTTACGGCATGAGCTTGGCGCAGAAGCTAGAGAATGATGAAGACCTTGTCAATACACTATACCGAATGATATTAGATGGAACGTATCTACAGCTAATGCCACCGTGGGCTGTGTATGGTGAAACTGACGTAGACGCTGGTGACTTTGCTCCACGAAGTATCACAACATTTACCGATCCAAATACAAGGGTAGAGCCGATGCAACTAGGACAGAATATCAACGCTGGTATGAGTACCTTGCAATTGGTGGAGCAGTCTACGGCAGAAAGCAGCAAGCAAGACTATTCACCAAAGAGCGATACAACAGCAAGAGAGATTGCTTTCATGGAGGAGAACATCAAGATCATGCTAGGACGTACCGGACAGATGGTAGGATCGCTTGTACGGGACTTTGGGCAGCTACTTGTTGCAAGCATCATCCAATATCTACCTATAGCCCAGATAGGGGAAACTGTGGGCGATACGACTAGACTGAAATTCCCTACGCTCTTTCTAGCTGATCTACAGGGTAAGAGTAAAAAGATAGATTTTACCGCCGAATTGCCGGAGGCTGCTACAGAGGAGGAACTTGAGGAGCTTGAGAAGGAAAAGAGCTTTGAACTACTAAGCCTTGAGGAGAAGTTAAATATGACTATCTCCGAGGTGGATCCACAAGCCTTTCGAGAACTGAAGTACACCTCTAAGGTGAAGACGACGTTTGTGAGCCAGAGTACGAAGTTTGCTAAAAAGATGATGCTATTTGATAGACTGCTCAACAACCCTAATGTGAAGCAGAAAGAACTTATCAAGGCTACACTGCTCGAAGAGCTAGAACCTGGGCACGAGGATGAGTACCTTGTTGATGAAGACCAGATGCAAACTGAGATGGCGAAGATGTTACCAAAAGCACCAACACCGACCGTAAACAACGCAGCATTTACTGCATAATTTAAACACTATGTCACAATACATGGAAAACTGGGCCAAATTGACCCGCAGTGAAAAGGATAGACTCATTTCAAGATATGGAATTACCTCGGCTGGTGAGCCACCGGAGCCTGTCACTGTTGTCGAGTATGACAAAGTACCAGCAGAGGAATGGGATAAACTTATTCAAAAGGAAGTACCAAAGCGTAAGAACGCTAAGAAGAAGGAAGCCGATATCGAAGTAGAAGAAGGAATTGACGCTGAGGTTATCGAAGCACCAAAGGTCGAAAAGAAGAAGAAAAAGAAGTCTAAAAAGAAATGATATGCCTAAGTTGAGATATAACATTGATAAGAGAGGGTGCTGGAATTGGAATGGAAGTTTATCTCATAATGGATATGGAAGTTATTGGCAACAAGGCGCAACGAGACGTGCGCATCGAGTTTATTACGAAGAATTAAAAAAGAAAATTGAGGAAGGGAAAGTGTTAGATCATTTGTGTAGAAATAGAAGATGTGTTAATCCTGATCATTTGGAAGAGGTGACTATTGCAGAAAATGTTAGAAGAGGCAAATTGGCAAAATTAAAGGAAGAAGAGGTGAAGGAGATTAAATACTTGCATAAAAATGGTTGGAAACAAACACAAATTGCCTTCTTTTACAGTATTAATCAATGTAATGTAAGTCGTATCTTAAATGACTTGCGATGGAAAGGAATCTAATATGCCATATGGGAAAAAGTACAAAAAAACAAAGATGAAGTACGGAGCTGGTGGCGGTAAAGGACGACTAGCCAAAGCTGCATCAATTAAAAAGAAAAAATAATATAATAAAGGGATATGATTACATTCAAATGTGACCACTGTAACAAGGAGAAACAATTTGAGCGGAACAAAGTAAACGATATTAAGAACGAAGCCAAGGATTTAAGAGAGCACACTGTCTGTGGCGAGTGCTTTACCGAATATCAGTCTATAGATCGACAGGTTAAGCAGTTCGCAGAGGTGAAGCGAAGAGAATTAGAGCAATCCTTTTTCAATGTTCCAGAAGTTGCTACCAAAATAGAAGAAGCCATTAATGAAGTTCTAGCTGAAGTTGAATAATATGCATGAATTTATCATCAAAGTTATAGGGAAAACTAAGGAAGAAATAGATGAAATGAGCATACGTTATGCACAAGTTACCCACAGGTATGATGGAAAGCTCAAGGCTTGTGCAAAAGATGAGGCTACTGAGGAGAAGGAAGCTTACTCCAATGAGATCTGGCAGGTAGGTGAGAAGGAATCAAACCCAGATAATTGGAGGATTAAGATAGAGAAATAGTATGTCTGACGAACTAATCACGGATGATGGCAGAATATTCAAGAAGGATATAAACGGCTACACGGAGCGCACTAAAAATGGATACAGTGGTAAACCAATGAATGGTAGGGAGTTCAAACGCAATGTCCTAGACGCTAACGGCCAGAAGGTCGAACGGCTAAAGGATTCAGCTAAAACTCATCCAAGGTATTCCGCCATGATGTGGGAACACGCTACTAAATATAGAAAATAAGGGATTATGTTACTTGATAGAATTCTTAGATGGAAGGGAGTACCGACCAGCCACGAGCTACTAGATAAACTATCACCAGCTCAAAGAGAAGGTTTTGAGAACGAGGCTACATATATTAAACATACAGAATACTACAAGTGGCTGACCGAGGACTTAGAACTGATGGCAGAAAGATGGATGTTTAAGGGAAGTAAACAAGATTTACTGGTGGGAAAAGGAATGTTGTATTGTCTACAGATAATGCAATCTAACCTAAACAAGATGGCTAAGGGTAATGTGAAAGCTGATAGCCAAGAGAAGAAGAAGATGAGACGGTTTAACTAAGACAATTTATAGGGATAGCTTTCGTGGGTTGCACAGCTGTGCTTGCGAATATAGGTTTGCTATCCCTTTCCTTTTTCCAAGTACAACCCTGCACCTCACGTGTAGGGTTTTATTTATGTGTCTGCCTAGACCGAAACAGGGACGCTCTGCCACGAGCTAAAACTAAATGCGATATGGAAGAAGAAACTACGGTAGAAGAAACTACCCCAGCCCCAGAGGTTGAAACTGAAGTTCCAGCGAGCGAGGAAGACGCTACTAAAGAAACCACGTCGGAGGTTGAGGAACCCCAGGCAGAGGAAACTCCAGATTTTAAGGCTCTATTTGAGGAAGAGCAAGAGGCTCGAAAGAAAGCAGAGCATAAGATCGTCAAGATGCGGGCAAAGAAGCTCGAGGATGACGATGCTCCCGAAGCTGAAGAGGCGTTTGATGAGAAGTCTTACGTTGATAAGAAGCTCCAGGAGATCAAATATGCGACGCTTGAAACTCAATACGAGCATGAAATAGACAAGTTGACGACAAACCCAGACGAGAAAAAGTTAATCCAATTACATTTGGAGACTAACACCTTCTCGGGGTCTGTCTCAGATCAAGTTCAGAAGGCACGAGCACTCGCCAATTACAAGAAAGTAGCTCGTGTAAATAAAGAACTTGCTCACTCTAAGTCAGTCACACCTGGCTCAGAAAATAGCTCATCATACTCTCAATCAAAATCTGATTCTCAGGCACTAAATACGCTAACTGAAGCGGACAAGGCGCATCTAAAGAAGAGGGGATTGCTAGAGAAGTATATAGCTAAACATGGTAATTAATTTAACGAGAATTTATGACAATCGGTGACATATTGCTTGTTGAGCCAAACGAGGCTTCAACACAGACATTCCAAGTCGCTGCCGGTGCTGCTAATACTATTAGCCCTGGTGAACCTGTCGTAGCTACTCCTGGTACTGCCACTGTTGCACTCGCTGCTGACGACACTCCAAAAGTTGGTACTGACTATTTGATCGGTATTGCAACTTCTGAAAGTACAGATACCGCAGCTGCTGCTGGAACTGTAGACGTGTATGTATTCAAAGGTGGAGAAGTTGTTTCAGGTGCTGTAACAACTGCTGCTAACGCAGACACTCTTACAAAAATCCGAGCTGCTGCTTTGGATCACGTTACTTTCAATCTCGCTTCTGGAGCATGGACAATCGCAATGGGCGACGGACACGCAATCGCAGACGGCTTGATGCTTACAGGAGAAGGTGAACCAGAGAACAGCCGTGTGTACGCTCGTGTACGTGCTGGAGCAACATGGGTAGGAAGCGACATCGCAGCGTAATAATTAACTAAAATACTATATGGCATTCACTTCAGGATTAAGTCCAAATGTAGTGATTACAGATCTTGACGACGTGTTCTTTCAGGAATTCGAGCGTGAGAGTCTGATGCATTACGTAGATGCCACCTCAAGTTCTATTTTCAACCAAGGTACAGCGGATAACGCTGCCGTACAGGTTGAAACATTTGGTGGTATTACTTATTGGCAAACGAGAGGTGAGGAAGAAGATGTACACAGTTCATCTCCTCGCATCACAAACAAAGCGACATACACTGTAAATGCTTACGCAGACAGTATTGACGTACCAAAGCACTTTTTCGATGACAACATGCACGGTTCTTACCAGCAGGCTATCCGAAACTTCGGTGCTATTGCTCGTGTAACACGTGATCGTGAAGCATTGAAATTCTTTGTGGACGGATTTGCTACAAACACCACGGCTGATGGAGCAAACATTTTTTCTAACACTCACACTACTATTAGTGGTGCGACTGTAGATAATCTTGCTACCGCAGCTCTTAGCGCAACATCACTTAACGATGCAATCATTGCACTTGGTGAACAACGAGACCAAGCCGGTGTCGTTCGAGGTTGTGTTGCCAGCGTTCTCTTGACTCCACTTACACTCTTTAAGACTGCTTGTGAGCTTGCTGACGCTGAACTTAGACCAAACACAGCAAACAACGAGCCTAATGTTTTCTTGACCAAATACGGCATCTACGCAGCTACTTCACCACACTTGGGTGCAGCAGCTTCAGGTGTTGCAGGTTCAGACGCATACTGGTACTTGCTTGCACAAAACCACAGCATGACAAGATACGTACGAAAATCACTTGAAACTGATTTGGTAGATTACAAATTCCAACGTAACAACGCTTACATCTACAAAGGTGAATTCCGAGAAGTTGTCGGATGCCAAGATTACGTCGGTCTATACGGATCTAACGGAACTACTTAATACTTTTACTCACCCTTAATCGTAACGATTATGACAAAAAAGATGTTGATGACACGATACCGTGTTCTCTGGGTGGTAGTTGGAGTATTGGGTATGACTGCTCTTATGTCTGTAGCTGGAGCTTTCTCTGGCAGTGCTAATAATGTTGTAGAGAACATTGAGCACGCAGTATTCGGAGCTGGAGCTGCTGTTGAAAGTTTCCCAGGAGAATCACTTGGTGGAACCCTCAATAGCGAACCGACAAGTCTTACCGCTGCTGATGAGTGGCAGGCGACCAATTCACTATATAACTATGGTGATTTAGAAGTTGACGGAACTTCTTATCTTGAGGGAGCAGTTGGTGCTGCATCTTCTACTCCTCACGGCCAATTGGCTGTAGGAGCTGGGGGAGATGTTACATCTACGCTTTCAATGGGTAAATTCTGCATGTTAGCAGGGCAAGAAGATGGCACAGACGTTTATGTCATCCTCGCTGTTGACCAAGCTAATGGAGCACCATTCGCAACTACAACCGTTTCTTGTTTCTAGTAATAGAAAGGTTTTTGGGAAGGGGGCTGTCTCCTTTCCGATAAACCCTTTTATGTGTTTTGTAGCCCTCAGAGACAACGCCAAGGGGGAGTAGAATTTTAAAAATGGCTTCTTTACAAAGAAGACCAAATAATAAGAAATATATGACCATGTTTAAATCAGTTCTAGGAGCAATCGCCTTACTTGTCGTAGGTTTTCTTGCTTTAGAGTTCTTTACCCCAGTTCAACCTTTTGAAACTTTAGGCGCAAGGATTGAGCAAAAAGAGCGTACAGTTTTTACAACATCAACGAATGCGAATCCTAGTTCGCTTGTAGTTAATGTAAACGACTTCAGGCACATGGGTGTCACTATGGCAGCAACAGCAGCTTCCGGAACACTAAAATTCAAATGCTCTCTTTCAGACGACGCACCTTCATTTGGCGCAACACAGTCGGCTACTAATAGATGGGATTATGTACAAGCTGTTGATACGGAAGACGGTAGTGCAATTGACGGCGACACAGGTGTAACACTTGCGGACACTACTGATGTGAGACAGTTTGAGATCAATTCTAACAACTTCAGATGGTGTACAGCAGAATTGCTTGGAAACACAACACCAGCAGGGTTTGGAACCACAACAATACTTATTCGACCAATGGACAATCAATAAAATAAGGTAATTAACATAAACCAGCGTAACCCATAATTTATATGTTAAAACCAGGTAAGCTAAAAATATTATCAGCAGCCGCAATGGTGGTTGCGTCGGTATTTTTTGCTTCAAAGACAGAGGCTGTGAAATTTATTCTTGGGCCTGATGAAGATATAGAGATTTTCCAAGAAGATACGTTGGGCGCAAGAACTGGTACGGGCGTGAACGCAAATACAGATCTTATAGTAAATTCGCTTAACGTCACTACAAGCTCTACGCTCGGTGTTGATACCGTAATTAGGGGAACAAGCGCATCGGCTTTCTTGATAGAGGACGCAGCAGGACAAAACATATTCAATGTCGACACCCTCAATGCTTCCACTACCTTTTGGAGTAAAGATGGAGCTAATCAAGCTGCCATTTATTATTCCCAGGATGCAGCCGATCCAAATAAAGACAATGATCTTATTATAGAAAACCTTACTGGTAGAGATATCCACCTCATTGGAAGCTCTGGTGAGAACCAAGTTTTCATCCAAGATCGTATCGTACGTGAAGGAGACAACAATACATACATTGAATTTGGATCAGATTCATATCAGTTTATTGCAGGTGGAAATAACTTTGTAAGATTCGAAGAAGTTGGTGGGCAAGATGTGGCTGAGTTCAACTGGAATGACGAGGATATAGATTACTTGATGCATTCGGATAATGGATCGGATATTCTCTTCTTAGAAGCTGGTGGGAATAGCAGCCGTGGAGCACTACATAGACTTAGCTTAGACGCAGGCATCCACGATGGACTTGTTATCATCGAGAATGTTACCACTACGTTAGATACTGTATCTACCACCCTTATTACTTTGGCTATCGAAGACAAGAATGTCTACCACATACGAGCTATTGCAAACGCTATTGCGGGTACTGAAAATGATTATGCATCATACGAGTTTAGGGCGACAGTGTATCGAGATGGTGGAAATGCCATTCTTGTAAACGATCTAAACACTAAAGTTCACGCCGAAGAAACTGTTGGGGCTATCGGATGGGATGCGGTTGTCGATGTTGAAGGTACTGACGCTGTGTTCAAGGTAACGGGCGTGAATAGTAGTACCTGGGCTGGATTCTTTGAGTATTCTAACGTATCTAACTAATATGAGAAAAATAATACTATTTGTCGCAGCATTCGGTACGGTCCTTCTCGGAGGATCAGTCATGGGTGTAAACATTATTGGGTTTGAAAATGGTGGTGCTAATACTAGAACACCAGCACAAGCGACAGGAGATCCTACCAAGTCAATCAATGTAGTTGAGGGAGCGCACACCGAGCTTACGGCATCTACTGCGTGGGAAAGTATCCTGCTTAATCTATCAAGCACCAAGACATTCAACACAGGTAATATTGGTGAGATCGGAGCTATTTCAGTTTCAGCTCCAACGTATGCCTTTGAAGGATCATCTACTATTACTGGTGCAGGATCGCTCGTAATCCCCACATCGCCACAGGCAGGAACAAACGGGGCAATCTCCTTCGGGGCCAACGTCCTTTTGGGAGCAACAGGCGGAACACAAACTAACGCTGATTCAGACCATAGTTTGCTTATTGTCATCCCTGGAATCACAGATGGCGTAGGGAATGTAACAAAAAGGGCAGGAATGCAAATGTTTGGGCCGCCAGGTCAATCGGTTGATTTAGGAAATCAAACAGCAACGCTTACGGATCTTGCAGGGATTGAATTTGGGGATATAAATTTAAGCTCTGATACAAACACTAGAACTGTCACTAACGCAACTACCGTCGTTATCAACAAGGCTCCAGCTAGTTCTGGCAATATAACATTTACTAATCCACCACTTTCATTGCATGTTAGGGCTGACCCTGTACGTTTCGATGGTGGAATAATGACAAACACAACTACACTAGTAACAGATTTTGATTTGTTCAACGCAAGTGCCACGACCACAATGCAAATTATCTCAGGTAGTGGGTCTCTGGGTGGACGTATCGTACTTGAAGATGTAGATGGGTCTGGATGTACGGAAATCACTACACTTAACGGAACAATTACAGGAAAAACAATAACGTGTCCTTAATTTATTTAACATAGAAACACTATGCCGGTACAAGGAACTGTAAAGACAGTGACTCTCACAGGAGAAGAACTGTTACCCCTCCTTAACGGAGAGAAGAACGAAGTTTATTCATTTGGTGCAGGCGTTGGTCTGGGCTGGGTTCTTGGAAAAGTTGAAGTAGGAACAGGGAATGGTGACGATACTGTTGTTATGTCACTAGAGGGTTTTCATGCAGAAACAGATAACAAGGAACTTTGTACTTTCCCTCTTGGAGAGGATGGGGGAGAAGCAGTATTAGTCAATGGGTTAACAGGAATGGAACCAGAGACTTGCGCAAAAGTAATGGCACAGTCTAGCCGTGATCTTACTGGATGTACTGATTTTGAACCAGTTTTGACTCTTGTTTACTCAGAATTTGAAATGCCAGAATAGTTCATTTCCCTAGTTGGGGGCTAGGATAAATAAATTATATGCGCATCAAAGAAAATAGGTTAGTTATAGTGGGAGGTATATTGTTGAGTATTCTTTTTGTAGCAATTGGTTTTGCTAACACACCAAAAGAAGAAGATATAGGCGCAAGAACAGTGGCTAATTTGTACACCATAAGCGGAACTGAAGTTACCTTAAAGAACGAACAAACACTCACGGTAACAGCAAGCTCTACCCAAGCCTTGCAGATTGAAGATGCTGAAGGTGGAATTGTGTTCAGAGTAGACACTATTACTAATGATGGTAAGACAAATATATTTGGTTATTCAGAGGCTGAGGCTATTGTTATTGATCCATCTGGGGCTGATACAGCTCATTCTATTGAGCAGTCAATCCAAAACACGGCTAACAACGCCAATCAGCACACTAGCGTAGGAATACAGGCTGCTCATACAGATGCGTTTGATTTAACTAAAGATTTTGCTGGCATGGCAGGACTTGTTTTGACGGCGAATAACACAGGGGATAGCACAGTGTCATCTACTGTAGGGATTAACCTAGGTATGAGTAACACCACAGGGACAACAACAGAAGCTCTTGGTATAAATATCTTTGGACTTAAAATAAGTGGGGTGTACGAAAATCTAAAAGGTATACGTTTCCAAGACCCAGGACTAAATCCTACTGACATGTATGCCTTTGATTTTGAAGGAAATTGGCTTGACGCAACGAATATGGTTTCCGTGAAAAATGATGGAATAAGTAAGTACATGATGCTTTCCCCGTCTAGTACAGAGTTTCAATTTACAGATGAGACAACAACAACAACAGTAACTATTGGTGACGAAACAAGCTCAAGAGGTTGTATGAAAGTAAGAGATGTCGATGGTGCTGGATGGTCATACGGATATACCCTTAATGGGGCGGTAACATGGTCAACAACTCCTTGTGAACAATAATATGAACGTCGAAGCTAATATAGCTAAAATCAAATCAGACATGGGGCATGTAACAAAAAGCCTTGATGAATTTAAAGGTGATACGAAAGCAGTATTAGATAGACTAAGCAGAACTATTGATGAACTTGCCAAGAACCATCATGAAATAGGGGGGGCACTCGCAATGATGTCATCACTACAAAAACAAGTGAATAGCAATACTGGTTGGATTTCATCTAGGAATGAACATGTTGATGATTTGATTGCTGATAAAAAGGATAACATCAAAAGAAACAAAGACTTGGGCTGGAAAGCAATGTGGGAAGTGGCAAAGGTTGTTATTATAGGATTAATAGGTTTTAAAACATTTTTTTAATATGTTCAAAGAACTACTAGAAAAGCTCAAAAGTTTGGTGTTTGAGGAGAAAGTAGAAGCACCAGAAGAAGCTAAGGACGGATTTGGTTTGATTGAGGCGAAACCAGAACCAGAAGATTTTACTTTGGGCGGACCAAACCAAGCCTTAAAAATGGTTCTTTCACCAGAACGAGATTACACTGATTTCCTTCCTGTACATGAAACACAAAAGAAAAACTTTGATTCTTATTCTTGTGTAGTATTTTCGGGTCTTAACTGTCTTGAAATAGCCCATAAGAAGCAATTTGGTAAAGAGATCAACTTCTCAGATCGTTTTATAGCAGGGATGATACCAGTAACCCCAAATAGAGGGACTACGTTCGCCAAGTTCGCAGACGCAGTTAGGAAGAACGGATTAGTATTAGAAGAAGAATACCCTTGGGGGGGAGACAATGGACGTGACTATGTGAAACACCCTCCAAGCGAAGTAATAGAAAAAGCAAAAGCATCTAAATCTGTATTTGAAATTCAACATGAATGGATAGACTGGGGTGGTTGTGATCCTTTGAAACTTTGGGAAGCAATGATATACGGGGTAGAACAAGTATCAGTAAACGCTGGTGCTCTCTACACAGGTGAAATAAACAAGAACGTAAACCATGCTGTTGTTCGTATTGGTGGAGAGAAATTCAAAAAACACATCATATGGGATCAGTATTTCCAACAATTTCATGAAGTACCTTGGAATTTCTACTTTGGATCAGCGAAACAATACTCGCTGTTAAAAAAAAAATACATCCCTTTGATTCAGGTGTATGGCAAGCCTCCAGTCTACGCAATCTTTGGAAACGTAGCGTCACATATTGTAGACGAAAAGTCGTGGCACTACGGAGAAAAGATCGGGGCATGGGAGAAGAAGATTAAATTAATTTCTCAAGCAGCATTTGATAGGACGTATACAAAAGGTAAACCAATCTTATTCAAGTAACATATTTATATGAGCAAAGCACAAAAATGGACAAAGGAAAACGCGAGCCATACGCTGAAGGTTCTCGGGTTCCTTGCTGCAAGTGGGGCACTTACGTCTGTCGTAGAGTTCATGCCTAATGTAGATTTAGGACCTTGGACTGTTGTGGTTATGGGCGCAATGAATGGACTTCTGGTTGTTGTCAAAGAATGGCTC